ACCCTTCTTAGATGCTGTCTGAATTCCGAAGCTTGCCAAAACCCCAGTAAAAACTGAGGCTATAAAAGTTGGGTCAATTTTCTGTTGTGGTACACCTGGAATCGCCACATAATTTAAAGTCAAAATTCCACCGCTCCAGATCAAGACTCCCATGCGGACCATTGTACTAATGATCGCTGCTTGTTCATCCTGATCAGGTAATATAGCAGCCTTTGCTTTAGCAAGAAAACCTTTCTTTTCAGGTTTCTTTTCTTCCTGAAGTTCTTCTTTTACTTCTTCTGGCATAAGAATGAGATTAACTCATTCTATTTAGAAAGATGGAGTAGCAACAGGAACATCAACAGATGCTTGTTGTGGTGCATCTGGTGCTGGTGAGAGATCATTAGTACCAGTTGGAAGTTCTGGTGCTATCCCAGAACCTCCACCAAGTCCACCAAGTCCACCACCAAGAACACTTTCCATTGCACCATCAGTTATATTTTTTATGATGGCGTCTTTATTAACAAATACGTAACCAAAAGTGCCAACAACGGCAAGAGATACAGCAGCAGACGCAACAGCAAGTACATTTACAACTTTTTGCATTTTAGATAACCTAATTCTATGTATTGTCACAATGACAGTTTTTATTTATGAACATTATAGTATGCATCGTAGTATTTGACAAGCCCTGAACACGTCATCTGCCCCTTATTAACCCATTCATTAGCACATTCGAAGATTTCCTTACTTGGATAATCCTCCCCATTACCATAATTCTTAATTAAAATTTTTAATGCTTCTTCAAATAATTGCATTTTAGGTTCTGAATATTTCCACATCTCATCAGCTCTTATCTCATACATTATTTTTCTCTTTATCTGAGGGAAGTTCAAAATATGCATTAAATAATGAACTTGCTTCTATATGCTTACCTTCATTTGTTAATCTTTTAATCTCTTCAAGAATCTTATTCTTAAAATCCTGAGAATGTATTTTTTTACTAGACATAATTACCTCTAGATTAGACATAATCATCTCCTATAAATTCTAATGATAAAACATCATGTTGATCATGTTCGGGTTCTAACCATTCATCAAACTCTTTAGTGAGTGCATATGCATCATCAATTTTTTCATCATCTTGACAAAGAGTATGTATACGATCAATTACCCAATTATGAGATATTTGTATTGTTTCTTCCAAACTGTCCATAATCTTTTTTCATGTAACGTCCTAGGATGTTGCTATTATAGAATGCTGGCGTTCCGTCGTCAAGCGATTCTATCAGTACGTTATTTAAAAATAGTTGTTTGGTTTCTTCGTAATTTACTGTGCCTTTCGTCGAATGAAGGCTTAAAATTTCTCGTTTAAAGTTTTGGTTTCCAAAGTGTTTAACGTCTTCTTTAAGTTCTGGAGAACTTCCATAATACTTTTTCCAGTCACTTTCAGACGTAACCCGTCTTTTACTCTTACCACTTCTAGGCTTTCTACGTTGTGTAAAGTACTTCCGCCCGATGTATTTTCTCCCGTTCTGGAGATTTGTAATACAGTAGACGTAACCGAAGAAGTCGCCAATATTATCAGAAGTAAAAGTTGAACCTTTATATATCCAGGGGTTTTCATAATTTCCTTCACCCATTGTGGTCTCTGGGGAGGTGTCCAACCTAGAATTTTCATCACTATTCATATAGGAGAATAATATACGTACTTATTTATTAAAATAAATAATCAAATACAGTCTTTATAATAATGGCAGTCTACGTCAATAATATTACAATCGATACTGGTGCCTACTTTTCTAAGGACTTTTATCTTGATAATATAGATGGATCTTCATTAAATTTAGTTGGATATGCAGCATCTTCTTATGTTAGAAAGCACCCCGCAAGTTTAAATACAGCAGCAAAATTTGATGTAGGATTTGTAGATAGAGATAATGGTCAAATTAGATTATCATTATCTTCTAATGATACTGCACTAATAAAACCAGGAAGATATGTATATGATGTCCTAACAACAGTTGGTGTAGGTTCAACCGCTGTTAAGACAATAATTATAGAAGGATCAGTTCTTGCAAGAGAAGATATTACACCTGCATGTATTGTTACAAATTATGATAATTCTGCAGTAGGAATTATTCCTGAAAATAATACCCCTAGTTCTGGTGGAATAACTTACTCTGAGGTGACTTCATACGGTGCAGTTCATATTGGAGTTAAAAATAATCAATGTAGTTCATTCTCAGCTAATCCAGTTGGTGCTGCTACAACTGGTCATCTTCTTGATGATCTTAAAGCTAATTCAAATGAAAAATTAAATATACTAACAACCTATATTAGCAGAGGGGGTGTTGTATGGTTCAATGCTGAATGGTGGAATGGAAGTCCAAGTGGTGAAGGTTGTTCAAATAAAGACAATATAAATGAAATTCTAACTATACTAGGAACATCAATAAGAGCAGATAGTGATCTAGGATATACACAGAATTCAGAATTATCCTCAAATACTGCTGTACAAAATTCTGGACTTCCAGCAACACAAACCCAAGATGCTACTGTAATATTTACAGGAGGAACACCTGTATACGTGTCAAATGCCTCATCTGGATCACTCACTATAACTGCATATGAAAAAATAGGTCAAGGTATTTTATATGTAAGTGGAGATAGTAATTCAAATCATAATGCCAACAATTTTAATGGAACTGATAGTGCAATTTATAATGGACTTAGATATTTGGTAATAAATAGTTAAAAAAGATGGCAGTATACGTAAATAATATATCGATAAATTGTGGAACAGATTTTACTCAGGAGTATGATCTGTTTGAGACTGGTGGTAAGGTAATTAATCTAAGTAATTTTACAGCTGCTGCATCACTAAGAAAACATCGTGGTAGCACAACAGCAGTATCATTTACAGTATCTTTTATTAATAGAACAAACGGAAAAATAAAATTATTCATACCTAGTTGGACAACTGGTAATCTAAAACCAGGAAGATATATGTATGATGTAATGCTAACTGGTCCCAGTGGTGCTAAATCTCTTATTGTTGAAGGTAATATAAATGCACGTGCTGGTATATCAACGGGATGTGATTTCTCATTACCAACCAGTGCTCAACGTCTTTGTATTGCTGTTATAGATGAGAATGATAGTCAAACTCAAACACATATGGATACAAAATGGGCAGAATTTAGAAACACCTATCCAAATAGAACATTCTATCTTCTACAACCAACAACAGTTGGTTTTGGTGTGAGCGTAAATAGTACTAATTATACGACACTTAGATGTCCAAATCAGTTTCTTAATGAGACTACTGTAAACCATCCACCATTAATATAATATGGCACTTACATTTCCAACGACAGGATTTACTGGAACAGAAGTAGAAGCATTTGAAACTGCTTATAAGGAACTTGCCCAGGAAATCATGAATAGATATGATAATGCAAATGTAATTAAAGATGACTTATTAACTCCTTATAGAAATAGTGATTTAATGAAGATTTTTTTACAAGAAGGATTAATTTATACATCATTTATAATCAAACAACGAGCTGGTAACTCTGGTCCCGGAACAGATTTTATTCTTGGAAGTAGTCCATTTAGTCCAACCGCATCTAATGAAGACTTAGATTTATTCATGGAAAATCTAGGATGTATCTTCACCCATGAAGAAATGTCTAATGCCTGGAATTATAATAAAGATAGAGACCCTGCATTAGATCCATATGATGCCCTTGATCCAATTATAGATGATCTTCTCGACGCTCTACTAAATGGCGGTAAAGGAAAAACTCGTAACCTTAATTGGGATAAACTAACAGAAAAACTATTAGAAGGAGATTCAGGTGATATATCACTAAGAGAAAAAGCGATAATAGATTTATGGAAAAGACTTAGAGGTGGTCCATTTGGTGGTGCAATACAAAAAGCATTAGAAAAATATCTTGGTAACGATAAAACAGCACTAACTCAAGGTGATTTTAATGCTCATGAATTAAATAAAATGAAAGATCATCTACAAGATCATTTAAATAGCGGTAATGGTAGATGGGTAGATAATCATCCAGTACAATGTCCAAACTGTTATCCATATGCAAATCTTATGCAATGGGCAGCAGCAGGTAGACCATCTAATGCATGTCACCTCCAATGTAGAGGAGCATCTAATTACGACGTAACAAGTAGTTATGCTGATGGATCTTATGGAGCTGATTTTAGTGCTGGAGATACAATTAGAGAAATGACACTATATGACACTGATCTACATAAATTATTTGGTACTGCAACTGTAGTTGTTGATGGTGCCGGAAATATAAAATCAATCCATGATGATTTTGATTTTGCATATGGTAATGAAATTGATAGAAATGCTGATGGTTCATTACCAGGTCAAACTTATAATGACGCTAATATTAAGCATGGTTCAATGTTTAATTCTACTGGAACCAATGTAGAAGAAGTAATGAATAATGTTAATGGTGGTCATAGAAAAACAATAGCCAACGCAAAAGGTGATGGTAGAGGAAAACCTGTACCAATATCGATTACTTTCCCATAATTATGTTAACATCTTATAGCCTACCTTTAAAAAATATCTGGTGTGGAACTCCCACAGTTGGAGGAGATAATCCATTTGGTATCGGTCATACCCAAGTAACCATAGGTACTGGAACAAGTCTTAGTGCTTATTCTTTACACGGACTCAGTGATCCAATGGACTTTGAACCATATGAATTCTCTGGTGTTGGTACTACTAAAGCAGAAAAAGTTTTTATGTTATTTGACTCTGTAGGTATTGCTACGGTTGGTACAGGATTAACTTCTGTTGGTATTGGTACAACATCAGGTATATTGCAAGATAACTATGAAATAACCCATATACCATATAAAAATATGATGGAATGGAAAGATAGTGTATCAAAAGCAATGTTAATTGCTCTTTTAGATGGTAGTGGTAAAAGAACAGTTGGAATTGGTACAAGTACACTATCACAAAAAGCAGATATATTCTTTAATACACTATCATATTGGCCAGATTATGGTATTAAACCTTGGATTGGAGCTGGTCATACAGAATCATGGAGAAGTACACA